CACCATTAACTAGACTGTCATTCTGATTAAGATTAGAACCACCAAATTCACCAATACCGAGTTCTAAATTTCCATTAGAACTATAAACAATTCTCTGACCATCAATAAGATTATGACGATTTTCGAATGTTATTGTATCGTTAGAAATATCAACACCACCAGTTGCAGCAACACCAACGATAGAAGCATTGAATTCAATTTCCCTAAATTGTTTAGCTACAACAGATTCTAAAACAGCGCCAGATCCATTACCACCAGAAATCGTCGTTGATAAAACTCTATTAATATTAAATGTTTGTGGATCTACCAATACTTCTTTTACCGATCCACGAACAACAGATTGAGCAAGAGCAGTTGTTCCTCCAGAAACGGATGGATTTGAAACAACGATCGTTGGTGGATTTATGACATCATAATCTGTTCCACCATTCAGAACTTTTATAGATTCTATAGGACCATAATAAACTCTATCGTCAGACTTATAGTTTCCAATTTCGACACCATTAATCAATACACCAACTGGTCCTGGTACTGTTGGTGTATTAACTCCAGATTGAATATTTGGTACAAGTGGTATTTTTACTAATGATTTTCTTGCTTTTAGGTTTCTTTGGTAATGTTGTTTTAATGTGAAGGTGTGTGTTGTGTTAGAATTAAATGGTGTTTTATCAAATTCTACTACTTGAGAGGTTCCGATAAAAGATCTGGCATTAAAAAGTTTTATTCTGTTTTTTCTTGTTGGATTTGTGTCCTTTATAACTTCAACGTAGTAAGTTCTTCCAAACACTAAACCTACGATAGGGTCATTATTTCCACTGTAAATAACCTCATCACCAGTAATGAATGGGACATCAGTATCAAAAGACAAAATGGAATATTTTCCAGTAGTGGCAACAAAACCCTGAAATACATTATCAAGATTTGTTGATGGTGTTATATCTACAGTTTTATATGAGATATTTTTTGTGATTTCATACTCTGGAAGAGAGTTTGATGCCACATACATATTTTCGCCATTTTCAATGTATGTGTTCTGTACATTTGATAGAATTCTATCAGAATCTAACTGAGCGCCTGTGGATGTAGAATAATCAAATCTCTTTCTTATGCTCAGATCTCTGTCAGAATTTGTGGTAATATTTTTGTTTAATTGTACACTATTATTTGTAATAGAACTAACAGTTGCTTCGGAAACGACAATATTCTCAGCATTTCTATCTAAAATATCAACAACATCGCCAACTTTTAAACTAGATTTATCTGGAGTTTCAAATAAAGTTACTGTATTATTTGAGAAACTTCTAATCTCATATCTGGATCTGGTATTGTAAATCCAAGTATTAAAAGCAAATTGTGTATAATTTTCATTATCATTTTTAATGCTTTCACCAAGGTTTTTTACAGATATTAAATCATCTTCAAATAAGAGATCATACTGATCCTTTTCTTCAATATCAGACATAACACCAGTAACTCTTAGAATTACTTTTTTGGATGGATCTCCATCCTCATATCCGTAAATAGTATCATTATTTGAATACAGTATCTCTTTTGGTGAAATGGCATTCGTTACACCAGTGCAACCAAAAAACTGATTCACACTCTTATCAGTGTAACTGACTGTGTTATTTCCAACAATAACAACCCCAGTTTGACCAAAACCAACAGTACTATCAACAGAAATTACTGAAGATCCAACAGAAACATTATCAGAAACTAAACTGTTTGGTGTAATATTAAAAGTTCCTTCGATTAAACTCCTTTCATTATATCCAGAAAAGAGTTGAATTTTATAGAAAGTTTTTTTATTTCTTGTTATAATTTCCACTTCAGATACTGGTCCAGTGGCAGTATCTACAAAGTTGCTGATCATTTGACCAACCAACTTATTTGGATCACCAGAAATTAGTTCGGTTACTAGTACTTTTCTTCTGATAAATTCGGCGGTTGAAGATTTCAGTAGATAATCTTCAAGGTTTACAACTTTTGGTACTTCATTATATAAAACAGCAAAAAGAATTCTAAATGCTTCTTCAGTTCCTTTACTCTGATAGAAGTTTCGAATTTGTTTAATAAAATTATTAACGTCAAGATTACTGACAAAATTTACATCTTCAAATCCTGGAGCAAGAAGATACTTTAATTTGCGATAAAATTCTCTTAAAAAGAGTGTACTTAAATTTTTAATTGATGTTCCACTGCTGTGGGAACTAGAACTAGAAGTGCTGAATACAAGTTCTTCTGGATTTGTATTGTTTCTATAAGAACTAATTCCACTAAAACCACGTATACATCCAGTAAAACTATTTGTGGTAATACCAGTATAGCTGATGATTTCATCATCAATCTTTACAAGACCATACTGCTTTGGGAATCCATTAGTTGTAGTTACATTGATGGTTGTGTCTGATGATGAGATATCAGAAGAAACTACAATATGATCTGTTAAAACATCCGATGTTAAATTATTAAAACTTAGATATTGATCTAGGTTTTCAACAATATCAATTGATCCACCTTGAAATTCTTGAGAAATATAATACTGCTTCAGAAAGTCCACTACCTTTGGACTTTCTGATAATAAGAATTCTGGTAATTGATTATCAATAACTTGTTGGACTTTTACCCTAGCATCAAAACCAGTTTTGATCATATTTCCCCTCTATTATCTTGTTATTGTTCCGTTTGAGTAACTTGATTTGACTGGGAAATTGACTCCAGAAATCTGTTCCCCAGAGGCAATTGTATCCTTAACCATATTTATAGTGCTTTTTGAAACATCGAAGACAAGATAAAGATCTTTCAATCCAATAACATCATTTGATTCTGGTATCGCTTGAATCTCAACAACATTATCTGGTAGATCAGTAGAAATGATATTGATTGTATTGATAATAATCTCTCCTCTTAAGTAATCAACCGTTCCTATTGATTTCTTAACAACCTCGTAAGTATCTGGATCTAAAGTTGGTTTAACAATTGATAATACACCAATTTCACTATTAGTACTTGGAGTATCTAAAAAGTATACAGTTTCCGATTCACCAGCAATCTTGAATCCAGTACTCTTAATATTGGACTTATCCAATGTTTTATGGAAGCGATTTCCGAAACATATTTCATATTGAGCAAATGTATTTGTTATACAATTCATATTTCTTCTCATCTTCACTCTTGTGATGTTGGAGGTAATAGAAGAATCAACATTATCAATTAATTGTAATATCTTACTATACTTAAATCTTCCACCAAATTTGTTCATATCAATTGATGAAGCATGTTGTGTAAGGGATGATATGATTTTTGTTCTGGTTGATGCAATATCACTCACCTTGGATGAATCATAAAAAACATCACTATCAATTTCAACAAATAATAATTTTAGATCTATAATTTCTTGCTTTACTCCCGAAACCGTATACTGCTTCAGGTCATTTAAGATTTGATTCTTAGCAAAGTCTGAAATTGAATAACCGTTCTTTGGTTTGATACTAATTATTACCTTACCAAACTGTGGTGGTTCTAATTCTTCACCACCAACAACTGAAACTGATTCTGTACTTGGATATACTTGTTGTACAATTGCCTCGTAGTCCCTCGTTGTAACGGCACGGTACTGCGAAGAATAGATTCTAGGGGCAAAGTACTTGATTGAACTAATTGGCTCGATGTCGCCGCCTCCAGAGGCGGATTGTGTAGTTGTTACGGATACGGAAGCAGTAGGGCTTATGAGAGTTCCATTACTGTCAGTCGTTGTTCCAGCATATGAGAATAGTGATGGACCATTTCCAGTTGCCCCTTCTGTAACAATATAGGTTACAGTAATCTTTGTACCTGTTTCTAATTTCTTACCAATGATCCCATCACCAAAAAGAAGTTCGTATTTTTCATCCGCAACTTCTTGGAGAAGATAAATTTCAGAATCTTTATTGACTGTGATGATATTATTAACTTGCTTATATTCACGAGTACCGATTTTTACTCTAATTGTCGATGTATCAATATTTGGGTTATTAAGAATAAATCTTTGATCTTGTGAATTATTAACTATAAACTCTTTTGTGAGATATGTTCCTTGGTATAATTCTATATTAGTAAATGATGCCTGATCATTTACAATATTTGCCGTTATATCACCAGGAGCGGAAAAAGTATATTGGGTATTATCAACAGCACCGACACAAACCAAACCTGCCTTAAGAATTAACTGTGATGCTGATGTTGATGTATTGACTGTAAATGATACTGTTGTCTTTGCTGCGGTTTTGGATCTTGGAACATAACCAATGTTTCTTGCCAAAGAAACAATGTTCTCTCTCAGAGTTGCCGAATCCAAGAAGGATTCATTGACAACCATATTAGAGTTGAATGCAGTAATATATGTGTTATATGCTAACGTATCGATCAGAACAGAAAAGTTCGATCCTTCAAAATCAAAGTCCGTAAAATCCGAATTCGCACGGAGATAATCTTTGATTGAAGTTTTTATCTGATCAAAATCTAGATTTGTAAACTTAGTAAAAGGCATTATTTTATCTGGTTGCCTCTAGGATGAATGTAAATTGTTGTGCTGGAACTTCTTGTCCAATAATATTAAATGAAACCGTAATCTCAAAGGCATTTTGATCTGCTCTTGGATTAACATCAATATTTACTCTATTCACTCTTGGTTCATAGTTTTCAATCGCTATTGATATTTGCTTCTCCAAAAGAGATGCCGTACCAAAATCAACAAATTCAAATAAACTATTTTTTACTTCAGAACCAAAAATTGGATTAAAAAATCTCTCACTAGGTATTGTCTGTACAATATTGCGGATGGATTTTTTGATCGCATCCGCATTTTTTAATACGACAATGTCATTAGTTATAGGATGTCTATCAAAAGATAGGCTAATATCTTTAAATGCTCTAGATATCCTCTGAACCACAGTTTATTAGGAGATTTTACTTGCTTTTATTTATAGCCTCTACCCCGAAATCCTACCATAAACTGGTTCAGTACCATAATTCCAGTCATCATAGTCATCATCATTACGAATTTTTTCATGAATTTCATTTTGATGAACAAAATCATGCTTTTTAGGTGTGATATCGTCATTTGCGATCTCACGAAGCATCTTTTTTTGGTCGTTTTCGAGCATTGACCCATAATCGGAAACAAGTTTTGTGGTTCCCCACATCTCTCTCATGTAATCTCTATTTCTATCTACAGGTGATTGTCCCATTTTAGCTCCTGTTTTATATAAAACAGAACTTTTAGAGGGGTTGCTATCCCTTAGTACTATTTATTTTGCCTCTTCAACATAAAAACCTCTTCGTACATCACTCAAATGCCCATCTGCCGAGTAAAAACGAAGGTCTGATTCATGATTCGGAGAGAATCTTAGTCCTTTTCTTCTATTTTGACTCTCCTCATCCCAAATTGGGTACACTTTTGACCCCATCGGAAGATCCCATATCTGGTCATTACCAGTTCGAAGATGAATTTCGAATGGTTTTCCACTTTTTGATTCAATATTGAGGTATTCTACATCAATTTCATGAATAAAATCTGGTAATTCAAAGTTTGGTAGTTCGACTTTCTCCCAAATTTCAAAACGAGTCAAGTTATCTTCGGTTTCATGAGTACCAATCATGGCACTAAATGGCACCCAGTGCCCATTTTCGCGTTTATAATCAATACTAAAATGGTCTCCCTCCAGATATTCACACCAGAAATATCCAGGGGAGACATATTTGTGAAGAATCATTTCTTCTCTGTGTAATTCTGGATCAAGGAATTGTTTTTTGGCACCAATTCCTTGTCCGAATAGATTGTAGATTGGTCTTATAATATAAAATCCTTTTTTGATGATGGGTACACAGGCAGGACCACATTCATATCCAAATCGAAGAGCAACTTCAAGTTTATTGAATACCCAACGATATTGTGGATAGGCACTCCATGCCTGTACATCATCATCAATCATAGAAGATCAACCTTTTCCTTGTCCGCGATACTTTTTACGAGCCGAGTTACGCGAAGACGCCGCATATTTTGTTCCACCACCATCTCCTTGACGAGTCTTTTTGGGAGGACCTGCGATATAGCCGCTTTTGTTTACACCTGCTTTTGCTTTTGCCATGTTCCGTTTTCTCCAATAATGTGAGTTTCAATATCGCCCGCTTTGGGACTTCCAGTTTTGTAATATTCAATGGCAAGATCCTCCATAAGATTCATGTATTCCTCTTGCGAGAGACCCTTGAAGAGGACCTTACCTTTTCTAATAACAGTATATGTTTCCGCCATTAGATAACGCGAGTTTTTTCATGCCCAACACGAATACGAGGATCACACCAGATCTCAAAACCTGCCGCAATGGCATCCAAACAGAAGGAAACGTCCTCGCCACACATATCCTGTACTTCACCAGATTCGAATACTTGCATCTTCGGAGCAAACCAAGGATACTTGATACCTTCATTCTCA